TGGTCGAAGTCGAGGAAGGTGTAGCCAAAGTCAGGCAGGGGCGCGAAGCCGACGCCGTCATAGCCCATGCGCGCGGCTGCGTCGCGGGCGGCGGCGAAGGTCGTCAGCCGTGTGCGGTCGGTCGGGGAGCCCTGCTGGCCGTGCCTGATTGTGCCGTCGGTCCAGTACGGCACCTTACGCGGCTTAGGTTCGTTGTGGTATTTCTCAAAGCGCCAGATCAGCCACGCGGGAACTGAACGCAATTCCTCTGGCACTTCTAACGAGAGAAGTTTGGGCGCAATTGCCCTTACGCTTGCCATGTCGTCATCCTCTCCCACAGTGTTTACAGTAGATCTGCGCTTGCGCTCGGCGTGTTCAGGGCCCGCATGAGATCAGGGTTCATGAGGTCGGAGCGCGGGATGGCGAATATGGCCTCGATGATGATGGCCTTCTCGACGGGTGCCCAGCCGCGACTTTTCCACGCATAGACGGCCTGATGCGTCAGGCCCATGCGCTTACAGAACTTGACGATGCCGCCGCCTCGCTCGATGGCGAGGTCGATGGCGGCAATGCGTTCTTGTTTGGTGGTCATGCGGCTACTTTCGTTTCTTGCCTGAAGCTCTCTTCGCGGAGGCCCCAGACGCGGGTGATGACCATGTGCTCGGTCCTAAGTTGGGTAATTTGGTTGTTGATGGCGCGCAGCTCGGCTTCGAGCTTGTCGCGCTTGGTGAAGGCCTTGCGAGCCTCGGCGTGGATGGTCTTGAGATCCCGTGTCATTTGAAACGCTCCCCCTTGCGGCCCAGACGGCCCGTCTTCGGATTGCGGAAGTGTGCCTGCTTGAGCAGATCTTGGAGACGCTCAAGCTCGGTGCGCAGGATGCGCTGATGCAGCGCATGCTCTTTCAGCTTTATCTCAAGCCTACTGTTCATGGCGTACAGACGGTCGGCTTCCAACTTGTAGGCTTCAATCGCCTTGTGTGCGGCCCACGGCCAGATGATGTTCATGCATACTCTCCCAGTTTTCCGGCGGCGATTGCCTCCTCGATGATGTCGGTAAGCTTGGCTGCCAGCTTCTCGTAGCTGACGGCCCAGTCCATGGATGCGTAGCGGTGGGCGTCCGTGCGCTCGTTGATGTCGAACGAGGTGCCGTGATCCCAGACGACGATGTCTGTCGTCTCGCCTTCAAGGTAAACGTCGAAGTCGGCAGTCGCGCCTTGCTCAGGCTCGTAGCCGTCCCAACTGACGGTGATGTCAAGTTGGGTGTGCGCCTTGAGAGCCTTGTTGATCTGGCTTTCGGTGTATTCGGGGTGGTCCATGTTGTGTACTCCGTGTTGCTGATGAGCTATCCCTAATCGATGCAATCAGGCATTGCAATACCCTATCGATGATTTTTTTTGGTACTCGACGCAGCCAATCCCCTGCCCAGACTGCGCCCAGCACCAGTAGAGTGACACCGATAAAGAGAGCGGCCTGCATCACGCGTTGCCCGCCACGTCACTGAACATGGTCAGGTCCGTATGTGCTCGCGACATAATCATCCGAGCCATGGCTTGGGTGACCTCGGACACGTCCTGAACGTCGTCCATCGCCATGAACTCGGCGTACAGGAGCTTGATCAGGACTTCCGCCCGGCAGACCCGCTCACTGTCGGCGAAGATGTCCCAGAGGACGTCGGTAATCTCTTGCTCCGCTGTTTCGTGCGATAGGACGTGGCGCTCTTCTTCAGTCATCTTTTTTCCCTTCGATTAGGTGGTTCAGCCCGAGGCGCACGGCCTCACGCTCAAGGTGTTGGACCTTGCGCCGAGCCAGCTCCAGTTGCTGGGGCAAGATCTTGATGCGGTACTTCATGTACCGCAGGGCTTCTGGCGTCAAAATCGGATCTCCTCGTCGGCCCAGTCGTAAATGTCCCAGCCGAAATTATCTTGCAGGAATTGGCGCAGGGTCATTTGCGCTTGTCCCGTATATAAAACCAGTCAGCCCAAGAAATGCGGCCAGACCTGCTCCCCGAAAAGTAGAAGCAGCTTCGGCCCTTGCGTTTGTCCGCCATCTCAATGCGCTTAGTTTGAATTGGGTTGGTCATTGCCCCTTCTCCCATGTCAGCGCGTCGGCTTTGCCCGTGAACACTAACCACGCCGCCTTAACCCTCGAGCAGAACGACGGGTAGCCGTATGCCCTAGCCGGAACCCATGCCATGCCGGGTGGCACGCGGGTCATGTTCTGGTTGGCGGTTTCGATAATCTCGCGCACCGATATTATGTTCGGGTATTTCATTGCCCCTTCTCCCGTATCTCCAGCCCACGGGCTTCCAGTGCGGCGCTCAATGATGGCGCACAACTGTCGATGACAGCATCGGCCCATCCAGCCTCTTTCATCACCGCCACCAGCGGGTCAGGCTTGGGCTTGGGGATGATGAAGTGTCCAAGGTTGTTCCTGATTGTTGCGCCGTCCTCTGCATCAAGCAAAGCACTTTCAACCGCATCGCTCACCTCTTGCTTAAATGCTTCGTGCTGTTCGATGGCGCGGCATAGTGCTTCGTCCATGATAAGTCCGCGCATGATACGGCGTGTAAGTTCCTTTTCGCCTTCCTCGCGCTCAACCTCATTCACCAGCGCCAAGGCTTTTGCTTCAATGTCGGTCATTTGAGTAACAGCCCTTCCAGTTCGCGGATGGCCCACTGGATGCCTTGGATCTCGACGCCCATGTCGTGCAGGCCGTGCGCGTCCTTGGCGTGTAGAAACACCTCCGCCATCTCCCAGCATACTTGTTCGCGCTTGCGCAGCGCCTCGATACGTTCCTTGATCATTGATCCCAATCCTTATTGTTTCTGAACATGTAGGCCAAAAGCCGGTCGACGATGCGGCGTATCAGTCCCACCAGTCTTCCTCCATCTCTTTGCGCTCCTGTGCGGTGAGCTCGGGCGCAGTCAGCAGGAGGTAGGTCGTCAGCAGGCCGATACCTACTATGAAAAAGAAGAGTGCGCGCTCGCTCATGCTGCCTTCTCTGCACGGGTGTAGCTGCGCTTCGTGCCGTCCTTGTAATAGACGTGCGCCCAAGGCTCACCTTCCTTGGCCCAATACTCTCTATAGTCGTAAACGGCCTTGCCGTAGATCATGGGCGTCTCTTCGCCTTCGCCCCAAGCGCGTGACCAGCGGGTGCCGCAGCACTCGCAGTCGATCTCATAATCATCGTCGAAGTAGATGCCAATCTCCTCGGCCTTGCGGTCGGCCTCGTCGGCGCTGTCCGCCTCGATGAGGACGCTGTAGGTCACGTCGTCGTCGATGTCGAAGCCACCGCCTGAGTTGTTCTGGTCGTAATGGTAAAACATTAGTTTGCTCCTTTTCGCACAGGTGTCTTGCGGGGGCGCTTGTCCTTGCTGCCCAGTGGACGGCCCGGTTTGCGCGGGCGTGTCTGCATCAGCTCACCCTCGATCATGATGATGACCGATGCGACCATTACGGCCTCCTCCCAGTCCAGCCAGACGGCTGTGTCAAAGAGCTTGCGTGCTAACCATTTCTTCATTTCAGTCCTCCTATTTAATTACCCTGTATTGCGGAATGCGTGAGGCGTGGCTCTTCACCGACTTGGTCGGCGCGATGTTGTGCAGTTCGACATAGTTTTGCCTGATCCAACGGCCCAACACGCCTCTAGCGGATGCACCCCACGCGTTGGGATGCGATGGCGTCCCGGTGTATGGCAGTACGTAGAGGCGTAGATCCTCGCCGGTGAACAGGTCATTGAAGCGGAGGTCGTCGAGAAACTTCTCGGCGTAATATGCGTAATCCTCCTTCCAGCTTGATGCTTGGTTCTCAAGCACCTGCTCACAGCCAGCGTCGCGCGCGGCGCGACTGGCGGAGCCGTCGGGTATATCTTCGGTCATTTCCATTCTCCTGTCAGTGTCTTGACGATTGCGATGATGGTGAAGGCGAGGACGGCCAAAAAGAAGATGTTTGATGCGATGTGGATCACGCTGCCACCCTCCCCTGATTGCCGATGTGCAGTGCCTCGTCGAGCAGCTCGTTGCGCAGCGTGTGCAGCGCGGCGATGCGGTCGAAGTGCGTGGTGCGGTCAGCGATGAAGCGGTCACGGTCGCCGAGGTAGTCGCGTCCGTTGGGCGTCACCTGCTTGAGCGCCTCGATGGCGTCCATCAGGTGGTCCATCGCCGCGCGGCGTGGCTGGATGAGGTCGGCGGCGCTGCTGCCGTTGATGTTGAGTGTTGGTCGTATCATGATGTGCTCCTGTTGCTGATAGGGTGGGGGCCGGAGCCCCCGTTGGGTTAGCTGTTCTGGGCGGCGATGATCTCGACGTAGGCGTCGATGCGGTCGCCCATGCGCTGCGCCTCGTTGTCGGCAGCCCAGCGGCGCTGGTGGATGCTGCCCTCGAAGCAGTACAACTCTCGGCGGTAGCGGAACTCGATCAGAGGCTGGTAGCCCTTGGCCCCCTTGTAGCAGGACACGGGGCGGATGCGGGTGGTGTAGTTGGTCATGGTACTCTCCTTCGTTGCTGATGATTAACGGCTGATGTTCTTTACGGCACCGCGTGGGCCGATGGTGACGTGACGCTCGAGGCGTCCGAAGATTGAGGCCATCGTGCCCTCGTCGTTTGGCAGGCCGCTCTCGATATAGAGAGTGGCATGCTTGTAGTTGCGGTAACGCGTAACAGACAGCTTCTTGATTTCGTAATCCAGAAAAGTGAGCGAGCTAATCAGACGGTCGGCTGCGCGGCGCTGGGCTGGGTTCAGATCGTCAAGCGAGATCTCGATGGTTGCTGCTTTGAGCTCTGCGAGAATAGCTTCAAATTCTGCGTCGATAGCGGCTTGGTCGGTGTCGATGATGGCTACGTCGGTCATGATTTTTACTCCGTGTTTGCGTTGCTGATGAGGTACCTCTAATCGATGCAATTAGGCATTGCAATACACAAAATGCATCTTTTTAAAAATAATTGCAGCATGCATCATTTGCAGCATTAAGCAGCATGATGCAGATGGTGCAGCTCGGAGAAATGCAGCATTTATGCAGCATCAAGGGGAGCCTTCTAAAAGAAGGCCCCCAACTGCTGCAAATGCTGCACCGAGCAGATGCTGTGCTGCGCTGCACTTTTGTTGACCACCCTCGGAACTCAATCGTGCATCATGTTGCGCTGTGATGCATGCTGTGTTACTCGGATCAAAATCACTAGGGGTTTAGGAAATGAAAAGATACCTCGGGCATAAACCGAAAACGGATGACTGGAATTTTCTCGGGTCGGTAGAGGCAGACGGAAATTGGTTCGTGTACGTCAGGCCTGATCCGTCGAACGGATGGTCGTCGGTTAAGGTCGTGGCAGATGGCAGGGCCTTGGGCAAAGCGAACTATTGGCTGGGCTGGAACGGTCAACGCTTTAGCCGCCATGCGGATCTGCCGTTGCTGCTCAATCGCAGTGCGTTGGCTAGAGCCGTAGAGGATATGCTCAAGGCCCGTGAGGATGGGTTTGATTTGCTTTGACATCGCGCGGCCTTTCAGGCTTCATGCAGGCTGTGGCTCGGCTGATTTGGAATAGGTCGAGCCACACCCTCTTGTAGTTTCATCGCGCTGCTGCTATCTGGGGCTTCTGGTAGTCCTGCCAAGAAGCGGAGCATGCAGACAATGACTGGCCGACCGAGCACTTACACCGAAGAGATGGGCAACCTCATCTGCGACAAGCTTACCGAAGGGATGAGCTTGCGCAAGCTGTGCAAGAACAAAGAGTTTCCGAACGCATCGACAGTGTACGTGTGGCTGGATCGCTTCCCGGACTTCGCCGAGAAGTACGCCCGCGCGCGCGAAGCCGCCACCGAGGACATGCTCGAAGACATTCTCGAAATTGCTGACGACCCGTCAATCGAGGTGCAGGACAAACGCGTTCGCATCGACACGCGCAAGTGGGCCATGGGCAAGCTCAACCTGAAGAAGTACGGCGACAACGCAACACTGAACCTTGGCAACAAGAACGGTGAGGCGCTCAAGATCGATACCCAGCCCGCCGACCCCGCTGTGGTGTCCTTGATGGCCCAAGCCCTGCTCTCGTTTAAGGTAGACCCATGATCTGGAACCCGTGGCGTCGCGTCCGCGAGCTTCAGGTCGAGCTGGACCGCGTGCGGGCCGAGCGCACTGCGCTTGATCACGCGCTGCTGCGGTCGACGGAACGGTACGACAAGATCCGCGAGACCAACCTCCAACTGCGCGACGCGCTGACGCTGTACCGCAAGGACGCATGACCACCGCGCCGCTTACACTCGCGGATGGTCGCGTCGTGCAGGTTGACATAGTCGACGTCCTGACTGGCGACGAGCACGTCAATACCTTCATGGAGTGGCAGGCGCGCTGGAAAAGCACGGCGCGCGACAGCCAGATCCCTCCGTTCACGAAATGGAGCGAGTGCGGCTTCCTCGCCGGGCGCGGCTTCGGCAAGACGCGCGTCGGCGCAGAGTGGCTGACGCGATCCGTCTTCCTCGATCCGTCAGGCTTCGATAGCTGCGTGATCGCGCCAACCTATCAGGATATTCAGGTGACGTGCATGGAGGGCGAGAGCGGCCTGCTGTCCGTCCTGCCGCCCGAGCTGCTCGTCGAGCACAACAAGACGGGCAACTACATCCGCATGCGCAACGTGACTGGCGGCGTCAGCACGATACGCGGCTTCACGGCTGAGAAGCCCGAACGTCTTCGCGGCCCGCAGCACTGCCGCGCATGGTGCGACGAGTTGGCCGCATGGCAGTACGATCAAGAGACGTGGGACATGATGATGATGGGCATGCGTCTCGGCCCTGCACCGCAGATACTCTGGACGACGACGCCCAAGCCCAAGGAGCTGATCCGCAGGCTGAGCGCGCCCAAGGACCGGCGCGTCATCGTGCGCGGCTCAAGCCATGACAACCGAGCGAACCTGCCCGACGACTTCTTCAGCAACCTCGAACAGTATGAGGGCACGACGCTGGGCCGTCAGGAGATTTACGGGGAGCTGATTGATCCTGAAGAGAACGGCGTCATCAAGCGGAGCTGGATCAACCTCTGGCCCGCCAAGCGCAGGCTGCCGAAACTCGACTGGATCATCATGTCACTCGACACGGCCTACACCGAGAAGAGCGTCGACAAGAAGGGCGACACCGACCCGACGGCGTGCGGCGTCTGGGGCGTGTTCCAGTACAAGGGCATGAGCCACGTCATGCTGCTCGACTGCTGGGAGGATCATCTCGGCCTGCCCGACCTGATGAAGCGCGTGAAGAAGGAGCGCAACGTGCGCTACGGCGACGACGACGATCAGGCGCTGATCCGGCCCATGTTCGGCAGCGCCAAGCCCATGACGTCGGGGCGCAAGCCCGACATCCTGCTGATCGAAGACAAGGGCAGCGGCATCTCGCTGCGCCAGATGTTGGAGCGCGAGGGCATCGAGGCCTACGCCTACAACCCCGGACGCGCCGACAAGCTGACGCGGCTGCACATGGTCTCGCCGATCTTCGCCCAGAACCGCGTCTGGGTGCCCGAGAGCGACAAGTTCCCCGGCAAGCCACGCAGTTGGGTCGAGCCGCTGATCTATCAGCTCTGCTCGTTCACCGGCGAACGCTCAATTAAGCACGACGACCACGTCGATCAGACCACGCAGGCGCTGCGGCTGTGCATGGATAAACGCATGATCGACCTCACACGCAAACCGCGCGATGACTGGAAGGGTGACAGACCCGCCCCCACTGTGGTAATGAACCCCTACGCGGCGTAAAAGGACAACCTGATGCAAGACGAAGACGAACAGGAGTACGGCGAACTCATTGAGCTTGAGGGCCAAGAGCAGGACGACGTTGAGGACACCGAAGACGGCGGCGCAATCGTGCGCCTCGACGAGGAAGACCCGAAGGCAGGCGAGAGCGAGTTCTACGCCAACCTCGCCGACGGCATCATCCCCGAGCCGGAGCTGAGCCGCCTGTCGTCACGCTTCCTCGACCTGATCAGCAAGGACAAGGACGCGCGCAAGAAGCGCGACGACCAGTATGACGAAGGCCTGCGACGCACTGGTCTGGGCGACGACGCCCCCGGCGGCGCAGACTTCCAAGGCGCATCGAAGGTGGTCCACCCGATGCTGACCGAGGCCTGCATCGACTTCGCGGCGCGCGCCATGAAGGAGATCTTCCCGCCGCAGGGCCCCGCCAAGGACTTCGTGCCGGGCAAGCCCACGGACAAGAAGCTCGACAAGGCGAAGCGCAAGACCAACCTGCTCAACTGGCAGATGACCGTGCAGTGCCCCGAGGTGCGTGCCGAGCTTGAACAGCTCATGACGCAGGTGCCACTGGGCGGCGCACAGTATCTGAAGCTCGGCTGGGACGAGGCGAAGAACCGGCCTGAGTTCCTGTTCGTTGCCATCGACGACATGTACCTGCCATTTGCGGCCACCAACTTCTACACGGCCCAGCGCCGCACGCACGTCCAGTACCTGACGCAGCTCGACTATGAGAACCGCGTCAAGAACGGCATGTACCGCGACGTCGACCTGACGCCCGCAGGCATGGAGCCTGAGATGAGCGTGGCCGCGCAGGCCAACGACAAGATCGAGGGCCGCGAGCAGACCAGCTTCAACGAAGACGGCCTGCGGATCGTCTACGAAATCTACGCGATTGCCGACGTCGAAGGCGAAGGCGCAGCGCCGTACATCATCAGCGTCGACAAGCCCTCGGGCAAGGTGCTGTCGATCTACCGCAACTGGGACGAAGAGGACGAGCACAAGGAAGAGTTGCTCTGGTTCGTCGAGTACCCGTTCATCCCGTGGCGCGGCGCGTATCCAATCGGCCTGCCGCACATGATCGGCGGCCTCTCTGGTGCTGCGACCGGCGCACTGCGCGCATTGCTCGACAGTGCGCACATCTCCAACAGCCAGACGATGCTCAAGCTCAAGGGCGGCACGGCAGGCGGTCAGTCGCTGTCCATCCAGCCGACGCAGACCATCGAGATCGAGGGCGGCCTGAACGTCGACGACGTGCGCAAGCTGGCGATGCCGCTGCCGTACAACCCACCCTCGCCCGTCCTGATGAACCTGCTCGGCTTCTTGGTCGACGCAGGCAAGGGCGTGGTCCGCACGGCCTTGGACGACGTGGCCGACGGCAACCCGAACGCGCCAGTCGGCACGACGCTCGCCAAGATCGAGCAAGGCATGGTCGTCTTCTCCTCGATCCACGCACGTCTGCACGACGCCATGGCCCGCATGCTGCGGATCTTGCATCGCCTCAACGCGATGTACCTCGACGACGAGCGGCTGGAGCAAGAGGCAGGCGAAGAGCTTGCCACGCGCAAGGACTTCGAGGGGCCGCTTGATGTGGTGCCCGTCTCCGATCCGAACATCTTCAGCGAGGCGCAGCGTTATGCGCAGGTGCAGGCCGTGTCGCAGCGCGCCGCCGCCCTGCCGCAGCTCTACAACATGCGCGCCGTTGAGGAGCGCCTGCTTGAGACGCTCAAGGTGCCCAACCCGAAGGAGCTTCTGGTCCCGCCGATGGAGCCCAAGGACCAGAACGCCGTCAACGAGAACGTCGCGGCGACACTGGGCCGCCCGATCACGGCCTTCCCTGATCAGGACCACATCGCACATCTCAAGACGCACCTTGCGTACATGATGAGCCCGACCTTCGGCATGTCGCCGATGATCGCGCCCGCCTTCCTGCCCGTCATGCTGAACCACATCAAGGAGCACGTCGCTCTGTGGTACGCGGCATCCGTCTTCGACGTCTCGAACGAGGCGCTCGGCGAGGATGTGGGCGACATGATGAAGGAACTGGGCAAGGATACGGAAGGGCGCAAGGCGCTCGACCAGATGCTGGCCGAGGCTGGTGCCGCCGTTGTGCAGCGCGGTGGCGAGATCTTCAGCGATCTGCCGCAGGTTGTGCAGCAGGCGCAGCAGGTCATGCAGCAGTTCGCACCGCAGCCGATGCAAGATCCGCGCCTCGCCCTTGAGACGCAGAAGCTTCAGGCCGAGACGCAGCGCGATCAGATGCGCATGCAGCAGGATGCGCAACAGGCGCAGCTTGAGGCGCAGATCGACCAGCAGCGGATGCAGCTTGAGCAGCAGAAGATGCAGGTCAATGCGCAGCAAGACCAGCAGGACAACCAAATCGACATGGCCGAGCTTCAGCTCCGCATGCAGATCGAGCAACAGCAGCAGCAGGCTGAAGATGCACGTAAGGCGGCTGAGCTTCAGGCTCGCATGACGATGAACTCGCAGGACAATCAGACGGCCATGCAACTCGCGGCTGCCGAGATTGCGTCTGGTGAAAAAATCGCGGTGTCGACAGGCACTGGGATCAACCCCAACCCGTGAAGGATGGAACCATGAAGAAGAACGACGCGGCGCTGAGCAAGGGCAAGCACACTGGCCCAATCAACGCAGAAAACACAAACATGCACAAGCTCATGAAGATGGGCATGAACCCGAAAACCGAAGTGTCGGGCGGTAAGAAGACCCCCGCATGAGGATAGAGACCCTGCTTCAACGCATCGAGGCAGAGCAAACCAAGTTTGCTAACGATGCGTTGTCGCAACCTGCCGGACGCGATTTGTTCGCGTATGGGCAGGCCGTTGGCATGCACGCGGGTCTTGAACATGCCAAGCGTATCCTGATCGACCTTGTGGCCGAGAAGGAGCGCAAAGACTTCAACCTCTAACCCTGCGAAAGGAGCACACATGCAGGAACTCGGTAACAAGGTTGACTTTGGGTATGCGAGCACGGACGAGGCGTTTCCCGCCTGTGATCCGGGCATCACACCCTTTGGCAGCCGTGTCCTGTGTCAAATCAGGACACCGAAACAGAAAACCAAGGGCGGGATTATCCTGACCTCGGAAACACGCGAGACAGACGCGTGGAACACTCAGATCGCAAAGGTGATCGGGGTGGGCGAACTTGCGTTTCGCAACCGCACAACAGGCGAGCCATGGCCCGAGGGTTCATGGTGCCAGACCGGAGACTTTGTCCGGGTGCCTAAGTACGGCGGCGACCGCTGGACTGTCAAAACCGCAGACGGCCAAGACGAAGCTCTTGTCGTCATTTTCAACGACCTTGATCTGATAGGCAAAGTGACGGGCGATCCGCTCGCCATGAAGGCTTTCATATGATCAATAAGGCTACAATAGGGAGCTGGTTATGAGTGACCGAAACAACCTAAGTGAACAAGATGAAGACGACTTAATCCCCGTCGAAACGCCCCCCGAGGAAGAGACCACGGCTGAAGAGCCCGAGGTCGAAGAGGACGAGGACGATGATGACGACGACGAGGAAGACGCGCGTCTAGCCGAAAGCGACGACGATCACGACGAAGAGGTGTCCAAGAACCAGAAGCGCCGTCAGAAGCGGCGTGAGGTGCAAAAGCGGGCCAAGGAAGCCGCCCAGCGTGAGCTGGAAACGCTTCGCCAACTGAACGCGGATCTCATCCGCCGCGTGTCTGCCATCGAGACGCACACGGCCAACAGCAATGCTCAGACCCTTGAGCAGAAGCTGGCGCAGGCCGTTGCCGAAGTGCAGCAGGCTGAGCATGTAATCGCCAAGGCGACTGAGCAGGGCAACGGTGACGACGTCGTCGCAGCCATGCGCATCCGCGATCAGGCGATCTACGAAGCCCAGCGGCTGAACGCTGCCAAGCAAGAGTTCGAGCAGACGCGTCAGCAAGCGGCCCAGCCGCAGGCTAACCCGGCTGTCGTCAGCTATGCGAAGCAGTGGATGGACGCCAACCCGTGGTACGACCCACAGGGCGGTGACCGTGACAGCGCACTGACCAAGGGCATCGACAACGAGCTGGCGCGTGAGGGTTACAACCCCGCATCGCGCGAGTATTGGGAAGAGCTCACGGCCCGTGTCTCCGAGGCAATCGGCGGCAATGACGAGCCCAAAGCGAAGCCACGCCGCAAGGCCCCACCGACTGGCGGAACACGCGAACACGCACCCGTTTCGACTAAAAAAGAAATATACGTGACACCCGACCGTAAACAGGCTATGATTGAAGCCGGAGTATGGGATGACCCTGTGCTTCGCCAACGCTATCTAAAAGCGTATCAGGCCTATGACACCGGTTCGGCTCGCTAAAGAAGGAGTGAGACAACATGACAAATAGTACTGAAGATGATCGCTTGAAGAAGCCGGAATTTGACGTTGTAGGTCGGCGCGAAACTCGCCGGTCTCAGGACCGGCAGGTCACTGAGAACCGCGAAGTGAGCGAAGATGACCGGCTCGAAATGTTCCGTAACCAACTTTTCAATGACGCACTTCCTGATCTGCCGGAGGTCCCGGGCTATCATATGTGCTGGCTAACCACGCAAAATCCGCGTGATCCTATCCACCGTCGCATGCAACTCGGTTACGAGCCAGTGCGACCAGATGAGATACCGGGGATGGAATACGCTTCAATCAAGACTGGCGAATGGGCTGGTTTTATTGGGGTCAATGAGATGCTCGCGTTTAAGCTGCCCACCAGCCTGTACAACAGGTTCATGCAGGAAGCTCACCACGATGCACCTCTTCGCGAGGAAGATAAGCTTGCCGAGGTTGCGGATAGTATCCGTGAACAGGCTGAGCGAGCCGGTAGCACAATGTACGAGGGTGACGGATTGTCGGAGATGCGTGATTTCAACCCTCGGGCACCGCAGGTGTGGTGACCGAGTAACCGCAACTAACTACGAGGTATAAGACTATGTCTTCGGTATCCCAACCGTTCGGTCTACGTCCCGTCTACTCGCCAAGCGGTGTGGTTCGCCCCACCGCCTACTCGATCCTTACGGGCTACGCAGCGAACATTTTCCAAAACCAGCCGGTCAAGATTGTAACGTCTTCGACTGGCGAAGGTACCATTGCTGCGGCAGCCATCGGCGACCGCTTCATCGGCACCTTCCAAGGCGTTGAGTTCACGGACACAGACGGTCGCCGTCGCGTATCCAACAAGTGGACTGCATCGCAAGCAGGCACCGACATCGTTGCCTACGTCACGCTTGACCCGACAATCGTTTACGAAATCCAGAGCAACGCTGCTTTGGTCGTAGCCGACATCGGTAAGCAGTACGACTTCACCACCATCGGTACTGGTTCGACT